GGCATCCGAACTTAGTCTGGGAAGGGAAGTCAATCTTTGTGAAGGGAGATATTGAGGTAGCCACCACCCAAGATTTCACAACACAAACCTCTTTTGAAACTTTATCACAAATGAAGTTTCAGGCACTCATTCAGGGCTTCCAGCCCAGGAACTCAAGTTGCTTAACTTGTTAATAAAACAATGTCAATTTTCTCATTAACATGCCCCGATGTTGGGTGCTATCAAAACTTTCTGTGCGATCCAGAGTTTCAGAATAAGATCGTGGCGGTGGCTTATGTTCGTAAGTCTGCTGCATTATCTGCTCAAGAGAAGGCAACAGCTGACAGCTGGATTGCTGCACTCTATGACCGTTACCTTAATGGTGAGGCTTATCTGGTGTTCAATACATCAGGTGAAAAACCAAGGCCAGAAACAGCTACTGTTGCTGGTCGTGGTATGCAAAACACCAAGGCTCTGGCTAAGACTCACACACTGACTTATCAGGACATGCAAGGAGTTGTACAGAACAATGTACAGTTCTACAATGACATCCTTAGTTCAGCTCAGAATTTTGACTTCTACTATTTCACTCCTGGTCGAATTTGGGATGCCTCTGGCTACTATGTAACCGTAATCGGTGATCCAGTAGTAACTGCTGACCTGAACACCTACCAGATGGCTGAAGTAACTGTAAACTGGGTTAGCAAGGTCAATCCTCTGCCTTATGAGTTTGACACAGATACCTTCCTTGAAGGTCTGTACTACATTATCTCAGCTCCTTCTCCATATAATAATTTCGAATGGACAAACTGCACTACTGATACTTCTCAAAGTAAAGACTTGAGTGCCGTCCTTAATATTGGAGCAATCTCTGGTTCTCCAGCTGAAATATGGTCAATTTCAGAAGTTTCAGGAAGCGATCTTATTACAGATATTGATCTACAAATTAATGCAACAACAGGTGTGGTAACATATCTTCCAGATACCGCAGGCACTTATATTGTCACCATTACAGTGACCAATGAGTATGGCTGTGTGTTCGGTCAGCAGCAATTGACAATTACTGTATCTGTTTGTACGCCATAATTAAGTAAAAATGGAAGAGTTAATCGGGATGCTCCTATCTAAGTTGCTCGATCGGGAAATCCGGGAAGGCAGGCACGACTATATTAAGTATGCTCGTGAAAAGGCCGAAGAATTGGAGTATCACTTCGAGAACGAGTATCCCGTGAAACTCTTAAACACCCAGCATCCCAGCGAAGAGCCATGGATGAAGGATTACAGGAGGCACAGATGGCAAGCACCTACTACCACTGCCACAGGAAGAGTTTACACCTTCCTGCAAAAGATTCAGCAGGCTGATGACTTTAAGATAACCTTTGAGTCTGACTTCCAGAAAACAGGCATTGCAGAGCGCATTGGTCTCCAGAATAACACGCTGAAGTACTATGTGGAGGAAGAATTGCCAAAGACTGGAAGCCTTGAGACATGGCTATTTAATGTCTTTCTAAAGACTTACCTAAAGGACAGCAATGCGGTTGTGCTGACATTGCCAGACTATGAAGACTTTATCGAAGACCCATCAGGAACTACTACACTTGACTGGTCAAGACCTTACCCACAGATAATTGAATCAGAGGATTTAATCTGGGAGGATGAGAGCTTTGTAATTAGTAAAGCAGAAGAGTATGTGGACATGAATCGCAAGAAGTGGGATCAGTTCTTCTGCGTGACCACTGAAGGCTTAATGCTCTTCCGGCAGGTTAATGAGTACACCTATGATCAGCCATTTCAGGTGTTTATTCTGCCTTATCAGTTTGGCTATTTGCCTGCTTGTAAAGTAGGCAACATTATTTACGAAGAAGAAGATGGTAAGTTAGTCTATGATTCAGTGCTTGCTCCTTGCCTTCCGGCATGGAATGAAGTTCTGTTCAGGACTGATGACCTAAATATACTATGGGCAATGCATGCCCTGCCTCAGAAGTGGGCATTGAAGATGTCTCCATGCAAGACCTGTAATGGTACAGGCATAAGGACAAACAGAAAGGAGGAAAAGGTTAGCTGTAATGACTGCTCCGGCTCTGGAAGGGCAAGTAGCTCACCATTCGGCCTGATGGAGATCAATATTGACCGGGTTAGTGCTGTCAATCCTACTCCGCTTGTGCCTCCAGTGCCTCCGGCTGGCTACATAGAGAGGCCAGTAGAGACAGTAAAGCTGTTCCAGGAGGACATCATGCAGAAGGAGTTTCAGGGCTTCAAGGCTATTGGTCTGGAATTACTTGGGCAAATACCTGCTGCTCAGTCTGGGATTGCCAAGGAGTATGACCGGAAGGAGCTAAACACATTCTGCTTCTCTGTGACTGTTCACCTGGCTCAGATTTATCGTAAGGTCTGCTTCTACATCATGCTCCAGAGGTACAACAGCTTGTTTGCCTCTGCCTTAATGGATTCAGACAAGATACAGGCTGCGCTTCCGCAAATCACTGTGCCTACTGACTATGATGTAATGACTGCCGACATGGTAGCAGAGCAACTAAAGAAGGCAGTGGACAGCAAGTTCAATCCTTTGATTACTTCAGGCATTGAAATGGACTATGTGGAGAAGCTATATGGCGAGAATAGCATCCAGAAGACCTACCTGAAACTCCTGAGCAGCCTTGATCCACTTCCATTCAAGTCCACAGATGAGAAGACTGTGCTGCTGGCATCTAATGGATGCACTCAACTTGACTATATCCTAAGTGCTAACCTTGCAGCATTTATCACTCAGAAAGTAGAGGAAGATGCAACATGGTATGATAAGCCATTCAATGTGCAGAGAGCAGAACTCTATACACTTGCAGCAGAGAAGCAGGCAGAGATAAGGGCTGGAGTAGTTCCATTAATGCCTGAAGGATTATGATATGGCTAAGACTCCTGAGCAGTTAATAAAGCAGATTCAGGAACTCCAGCTGGCAATAGAGAGCCGGATGGATGATGCTCTGCCAAAAGTTTTTTCAAAGCTATCTGACCAGGTAATTGACCTTGCCTCCAATCTATCACTTGATCCCAAGGACAGAGCCAAATCACTCAAGGAGCTAATTAAACTAAAGAAGGACATTGCTGACACTATTATTACTAACGCTCCTTATCAGCTTCAGGTTGCAGAGGTTATTAAAGGTTTTGAATTACTATCAGAACTCAGCAATGAATACATCACTCTGGCAATCGGTGACTTCAGCGATAAGAAGGCACTTTACAAGGCTATTTTAGAGACTAATATTGCCACAACTAAGGATGCACTATTAGGTGCTGGCATCCGGGAGAACTTCGGAACAGCCATTCAGGAAGTGCTAAAGGATAACATAGCTGGCATAGGCACTCGCTCCGAGCTTAATAAGACTCTGCGGAAGTTTATTGAAGGCACACCGGAGGATGCGCCATTCCTAAACCGATACATCAAGCAGACCACCAATGATGCTGTGATGACTTTCAATGCGGAGTACATTCAGACTATTGCGGAGGACTTGGATGTTGAGTATTACCTCTATGCTGGCACACTGATAGCCGACTCCAGACCATTCTGCGTATCAAGGGCAGGCAGATACTTCACCACCGATGAAGTGAAAGCCTGGGCTAATCTAAAGGGCTGGAATGGGCGCATGGCTGGAACTAACAGCAGCACAATCTTCATTTATCGTGGTGGCTATAATTGCAGGCATCAGCTTTGGCCTGTGAGTAAGGAGCAGTATGAGCAGGCTCAGGAGAGGGGAAGAGCAGGGATGAGATGACTACAACTTAAAGTCAACCTGTGACAAATTGGAACAGGTTTGTAAGTTTTGATAATAACTGCAAAACTATTTTCACCCTACTTTATCACCCTACCTTTTCTCCCTATATGCTAAAAGTAGGGAGATAGGCTTTAGGTGCTTCTGCTCAATGACATTGCGGAGGCCATAGCCAAGATTCTGCTGAACCATTACAGTAGCCATGCTCTGCTTCCTTATGTAGCCTTGCAGAATGACCTCTGCTGCCTCCTCCATTGCCCAACATAAGATGTAGATGTCAGCCTTTAGCTCATCATTCAGATTAAACACTAATCGGCCTGTCTTATACTTGGTAGTCTTGACATCAATGTTATACTCATCCATCATTAGGTCTGTGCCTCCATCACCTTCCAGACCGCAAGACATATCCATTGGAATCTTTAAAGCCTTACTTACAGCATATTCACCCATGACACCGAGCATGTCAGCAGTCTGCTGGTCATTGCCCCACTTCTGTTTAAATCGGTTAGGGTTGGCCTGATCCTTCAGGAAGTGCCTGCCCTTGGCCAGCACCTGGAGCAGCTCCATTTCTCTCTCTGTAAAGGTTATCTTCAAGGCTCATAAGGGATTACAATAATAACTCATAAAAACCGATATTTGAGCATGAAAAAGGCAAAAACAGGCAGCACTCCGGTGGCTAAGATTAGTTTCGGGAAGCGCAGAGAAGGCAAGCACCGGAAGGCCAGAAGGCCAAAGGATAGCAAGCAGAAGGCATACAAAGGACAGGGTAGGTAGTTACATTGTATATACATTGTAAAATAAAAATCATACAAACTGTAAAATGGCTGAGAAGAAGTATAAGACCAAGGTCAATGGCAGAACAGTCAAGTTCGGTGCTAAAGGCTATTCCATTGCCCCAGGCACAGCCAAAGGTGATGCCTATTGTGCCAGATCATCCGGGATTAAGAAGTGCAAGAATCCTCCTTGTCCTAATGACTTGAGCAGAAAGGCATGGGGCTGTGTTGGTAAAAAGTCTGTAAAAAGTGCAGCCAAAAAATTCACTCGGATTAAGTAATTTTACATCATGCAACAGCCACTAAAGCATTTTAAGCTGTCAGAGTTTGACTCTCCTGATGCACCTGGTTCTGGGAGCAACATGAAGCCTGCGTTCATTCAAAGGCTGGACAATGCCAGAGCATTTGCCGGAGTGCCATTTAAAATCAATTCAGGCTTCCGAACTCCTGCTCATAATGCTAAGGTTGGTGGAGTTGAAGATAGTTCACATACACAGGGATGGGCAGCTGATATAGCAGCTACCTCCGGCACATCTAAGTTCACAATAGTGAATGCCTTGCTGAAAGCTGGATTCACTCGTATCGGGATTGCAAGTTCATTTGTTCATGTGGATTGTGACCCGGCTAAGCCTGCCCAGGTGATCTGGACATACTAAGAATGACTCACGAATTAAGGGAGGAGCTGGTTAAGTTTATACATGATACTCCTGCCTATGGAGCTATCATTATAACTAAATTGTCAAACCCAGACCCACAGTTCTACAATGCCGGCGAAGAATGGCTATACCATCACGGATGGTCAATCATTCTGCTTTATCGACTTTATCGCATGGTAGTTGATATTCATAAGGATTACATGCAGAAGGTGCTGTGGCATGATGAAGCTGGTGAGCTTGTACCAATGACCGGCTACGCTAAGATCATTACACGCATTAAATCAATTTTCAGATGACAATCGCAAAAGACACCTTCCTGCTGTTCGTAGTTTTTCTAATCTATGTCGGAGGAGACATCTACACTGCCAGAATTGCCCACCAAAAGCTCGACAAGCTCATTAAAGAGAATGAGGAGTGGAGTACTGGCGCATTGATTAAGAACATGCGTACAGAGGGCAGGATTGACTCCCTAAAGGCAGAGACAGAGGCACTGGCTAAGACAGTAATCTACCTTGACTCATGTCAGCAAGCCAAGACAATAAAGCAGGACAGAGCAGAGAAGAGGGGCAAGTTCGTGGGAGGGCTTCTGAAGGGGCTGTTCCCAGGGCTGTGAGCCATGCGGTGTTCAGCAAGCGCATGCAGGTGTATGCCTACACTTGCACTTCTGTGGTAATGGTTGGGCTGCTTCTGGGAGTAGGCTGGCTTTATAAGATTGAAAAAGTTCAGGCATCAGACTCAGTTCTGATGTTCATTCTGGGGCAAGTGCTATCCGCTTGGGTAGCCCTGACCAATAAGATATTCCGCATTACAGCACCCAACATCGGCACTCCTGATAATTAGCTATTTTTGTAACTATGAATTGCCTCGAAGATTACATTGGACTTAAAGGCTGCACCACTGCTGCGCCATTGTCTGGCCTCTACATAAACGATTATCCGGGCATGAGTTCGGAGCTGCTCGATAAGATAGCCACACCGGAGCAAGTGAGCTATGTGGGCATGTGGAACTCAGCACAGGCTGTGAGCTATGTCAGGATGAAGAGAGATGTGCAGGCTGCACTATTTACTTCAGCGGAGGCACAGCTCGATCAGGTGCTATTCCAGACTCGCAAGGAGTTTGTCCAACAGTGGCAGCAGGTGCAGGTAGTTCCGGCAGAGGCAATCCTTAAAGGCACATTTGTGAGCATCCAAGGCAGCAAGTATCTCAGCTTGCGAGTTAAGCAGATATACATATTTAATGCCGGGCCTGCTGTAAATAATATTCCTTGGTACATCTACCAGACTCAGGATGGCAAGCTGCTGGATAGTGGCACAATTGATCTGGTGGAGGGCATGAATTACATTCAAGTCAATAAGGAGTTCTACTCTGACTTTGACAAGATTAACATAATGGTGGCGGTTGATTGCACAAATCTGCCCACCACAACAGGCATGTTCACCGACTGGGGCTGGAATCAAATGGACATTGAGTGTGCTACTCGCTTCACCTACCTATGGCGCAATGGCTGGAGCATCTTCCCTGTGACTGCTCCCCTTGGCTATGGGTTCGGAGATAGCTGGAGTCAGGACAGCAGCCAGTCAGGAATATACATAGATGCTCAGTTGCTATGCTCTCTTGATAGCTTTATCTGCCAGCAGAGAGAGTTTCTTCTGGATGCTTGGGCAAATCTTCTATGCTACCAGATCCTTTGGCAGAAGGTAGCCAGTCCAAGGGCTAACTACTTCGCACAAGGCAATCGTGAGTTCACTGAGCGAGCAATGGCCACCTTCCTTGATGGCTATCAGCAGTCGCTGGCAATCTGGGCAAGGCAGCTGAACTTAAGAGGTGAAGGGCTGTGCTTCAATTGCGATAATGCTGGACTGATCCAGCAGGGATTCGTTAGGCCATAATCATAAAAGTGTGACAGAAAAAGTGTGATATTACCACTTGGTATTATACCAGATGGTGCTATCATTTTCCTGATGTCGGGAAAATGATACCTTAAGAGGTATAATCTGGGATAGTGAGTGCCATAATATACCCGATAGGGTATTGCACATAACTAACACAAGTACGGACAATTGCCGTACAAGTCTGTCGCAAAAGTTGCCGATATTTGCGACAATAAGACCCCTCACGCCTCTTCACAATGCGCACCTGGAGGGGTTTTCGATTTATTATAGGTGCTTGAAATATAATTCTGTGCCCACTCCCTGATTTCCTCCAGTGCATAGTCCTGTTTACACGCAGCATGGAATGCTCTTACCATCTGCTCCTTCTCCATTGCTTTGGCTTGTTCTTTTAAAGATTGCCATTTTTGGAATGTTTCAATGGTGATGAGGCTTTCAGTTTGCTTAATTAACCACTCTACTGCTGTCATAACTTCTCAATCTCTCTGTTTAAGTACCATTGTGCTTTCTTCAAGTCCTCCAGCTTGCTGCCCTTCTTGCCTGCCCTGCTGATGTACTTAATGACATTGCCCAGGTTAAAGCCAAGCTCCCAAGCCTCTATCACCTTGATTGCCTCATAGGTATTCTCTGCTCCACCATAGTGAGCTGGATGATCTACTGCCTGCAATGGCTGTTCCTCTGGCAGGCTATTTAAGTATGAGCTAAGTATATCTCCCATAGTTATGGATAATAGAATAATGGTTTAGGATTATTTATTTCTGACATAGTTCTGCCTTGTAACTCATCCAGATCACGGTATAGCCTTCCATTAAAGTACCATCCAGCCAGTCTTGGCTTACTCCGCATGTTAATTAACTCGGCTTTAATTAGCACATCATTGACATCAATGTCTGGCTCATTGTCAATGATAAAGGTAATTAACTCCTCAATTGGTGATGGTTGATTCATGGTTTTGCATCTTTAATTAATTGCTCAATGACATGCTTAATGTATGTTAGGGCAGATAAACCACCTTGCCAGTAATTCCTGCTGGCCTTATCATTGCCATCGTGATTCATAAGCATTTCCTTCGACCTCATTTCCTTCTTGACAATTATCAGAAGCTGCTCCAGGTGTGTCATCCTCGATTAATCTTATTAAACTTTTCAATCAGCTTTTCTGCGCTACCATAATCAACATCGCCCATCAGGAATGAAACCTGATCTTCATTAAATGCTCGCTCAAGTTCCATTGCCTGCTCGAACAATTGAGTATAGTGACCTGAATAGTCACCATCGAAAAATGACTTTGGCATCATGTCCATGAGCCAGTCGGTTGCAAATCTGTATTTTTTGTCATTCATAATACTAAACGGTCAATGTTTAAATCATAAGAGTGCATCAACTCCTGCCACTTCTCCCAGATGTGAGCTTCATCAATGTACTTGCCATCCTCCGATGTGTCTGTAAGCTCTCTGAGCTTAGCTGCAAAATCCCAGATAAATAATGCCATGTCGAGGCTTTTGATGCACCGAAAATGCTCCATAGCCTGATCACACTCATCAAGGTCAAATGTTAGTGTTGCTTTCATAATGCTCTTTTTTTAAGTGATTCTAATTGTCCAATGTGCTTGACAAATCCTCGGCATAAGGTCATGCCTACATAGCCAGCTTCGTAGTACTTTTTGTTGTATTGCTTCTCCGAGTGACAATGATCGTTTTCTCTCCACTGGCACATATCGCTAAACTTGCCCATTGCCAGATAATCTGATAGCCTGCGTAAGCCTGGATTCCATGTAAATCCATGCCAGTCTCCCTTATATCTGTGAGCGAGTTGCTGATAACGAACTCCCTGCTTTGTCAGCTTTACTCCAGGCAGCACTGTGTGACCATTCCGGTCATTAGGATGTCGAATCCATACACATGCACACTTAGGCTCTGCTTCAAGCACCGATCGGGAATCGGCAATAAAGCCACTATTGTAGAACTCCCAGTCATCATCGCAGTGAAAGATGTATTTAGTCTGCACCATTGAATAGGTCTTATCAATAGCCTGTGGCTGGCCTTCTCTGTTAGTAAATGTCCAGTCAGCCAATATCTGCCAGTGCCGCATCAGGAATCGGTCAAGCTCACCCATGAGCTTCTGGTTGATAGTACCACTGTCATCATGGATGTAGAATGCTGCCGGAGGCTTGCCATCCCAATGGCTAAGAAGGCTACTTATGGTTTTCTCAAGTAATTCCCATCTGCCGCAGCTTGTCAGGCAGATAGTAACATCACGATCACCCATTAACATAAGCAATGAACTTAATTACAAGCAGAATAAATAGGATAGCATAAACCGATAGGAAGGTGAACTTCCATAGTGCATCCTTTAGGATTTGATAAATGTACTTGTTCATACGAAGTATTGGTTATCAATTAAACATAGCTCTGTGTTTGGAGTAACTACTATATGATTCTTGTTTTTCCACAATTTCATCTGTGTATCAAACTGCTGCTTCGTAATAGCACAACCAAGGAATTGGATAGTAGTTCTTCCGTTAATGTAATTAAAACCAAGACGATAATCGTCATTGATTAGGTGATAAACAAACATCAGACCTCCCATTAATGATGCTCTCTGGATGTCTTGAATTGTTGAGTCATACACATCAACCCAGACATCGTTGTTCTGATCGAACCTGACTTTTCCTTTTAAATACATAATTTTATTTTGGTTAGATTTGCCGACAAGGTACTGAGAGCAGCTGCTCTTTATGCTGCTCCGGCTGTGCAGTCAAGAGTGCAGCAGGATGGTGAAAAGTCTGATGGCTCAGAATTGCCTCCTTATGATACAGGCCGCACAATAGGCAAAGGAAGTCCTATTAGCAAGAAGTTTGGTGATATAGCAAGTCAGAAACAGGTTAAGGCTCGAATGAAAGCCTATGGCGATACAGATGAGTTTTATGGCTATGCTGACTTCCGCAGGTCATTAGGCAGGCAGACTGCTTACATGGACTTGACATTAACCGGAGATATGTGGGCAAGCTGGAAGCCTGTGCCTATTTCTGATACTGCCTATGGTGTAACCTTTACCACAACTGAGCAGGCAAAGGTTGCAGGCTATTTAGAAGAGCGTTTCGGTGCTATTTTTGAGCTGTCAGATAAAGAACTTGATCAATCACTCCAGATTATCAATCGACTGGCAACACAATTTTTGAGCAAATGATTGTCACCAAAGTAACTGTTGAGTCTGCCCTTAAATCTCTCTGCGAGAATCTGGCAGGCACATTCGTGAACAACATGTTAAACTATGGAGAGGCTGTGGAGAGCATCGTGGAGGGCAGTGCAGGCAATTATGTAACTAAGGATGGCCAGACCTATTGTGCTGTCAATGACACTTATCCTCTGGTTGTGTTCTTTGTCCGGGAGTCAGCCAGCACAGAGGCTGCACCAGGAGGAGGCAGAGCCAACAGCCTACTCAGGACAGTCAATTTTAAATTAGTAGCCAACAGCAACTTTGAAAATGCCGAGTTTGGCATTACATCTATAATCAATCGCACTAAGGGCATCACTTATGCAGGCACAGACTTCAACTCCAAAGCAATCGCAAATCAGTACTTCGGACTCGCAGAGCGAAACTTTGAGACCTACTTCTTCTCAATTGACTTCTCAGTTACCGAGCGAATCAGTTGCGAGGTTGCCTGTTGATGCAATCTATTTTATTTCCCTTCAAAAATCATCAGGAAGAAGGCAACATCTTCTAAAGATGTTCCAAAAACTTGGCATTCAGGACATGCACGGCAATCCTCCGCAGTGGCACTTAGCGTCTGATGGTAATAAGCCTGGTCATGTAGTTGATAATTCCAAGAAGCCTGGATACAGAAGGCAGAGGTTAAGCATGGGAGAGATAGGCTGCTGTGCCTCTCATCGGGCAGTTTGGACTAAAATTGTCCAAAATGGGCATCCTCTGACACTTGTCTTGGAAGATGATGCTGAGTTCCTTAAGGATGAAACATTAAACCTGATTAAGCACTGGGATAAGCTGCCAGAGTTTGACTTCCTGCACCTTGGCTGGCATTATTATCCGGGCTATAAAAAACAGACAATTCAGAAAGTTCATATTCCTGAACTGCCTAATCTATGGCAAGGAGATGGAATGTGGCTTACCCATGCCTACATAATTACTAATGAACTTGCTCTGGACTGGATTCAGCGAACTAAAGTGCAATACAATGGTCTGGATGCAATGACTGCCGACTTTCAATTAGAATGCAAAGCCTATGGATTTAAGCCACCTATCTGCCGACAGAATCAGAGCCGGAATCCAGTATTCAGAGGCACAATACTTCACACTTCGTAACTTAATTAAATAACTATAATGGATAATCTACAGTACATCCGTGATGCCATCAGGACTGGTGGTAAACGAGCATTAGTCAAAGTAATTCGCTGGCAAATGAACCCGGCAACAGGAGCGCAGGACATACCTTACGAGGTAACTGTTAATGCTGCTGGTGCGCTTCGGGAGCTTTCTAAACCAGTTAATAAGCGGTCATTTAGCTGGAGCAAGATTAGGCCAATAGGTGAACTTTACATCGGTAAGGTGATGCAGCCAATTGATCAGAATTCGCTTAGCAGCCCAGAACTTCTGAGCAAGCTGAAGGAAGAGCTGAAGGCTCAACTTCGTGCTGAAATAGAGGCAGAAATGAAAGCTACAATTACCGAACAGGTAGAGCCAGAGGATAAGCCAAAGCGCAAGCGCAAAGTAGTAACTGATTCAGAAAGCCTGATTGCTGATCCTTCAGAATCTCCATTTCACCCAGACCAGGATTTAAACGATTTGCCTCTATAATTTATGAACATTAAAGAATTTTTAATCCAGCAGGCCAAGCGTGCTGGGGTATCAGATGATCCAGAGTTTAACCTGATGATTAGTGCTTCGGTGCTGAATGATATCCAAGTGCCGGAGGCTATCAGCAACAAGTTTAACACTAATCTCTATGACTTTGAACTTGCCAAGACAAGCCTTGAGCTAAAGAAGCACTTCATCAGCAATTACATGATGGGCTATGATGAGGAAATTGTCCGCATGGCTAAGGAGTACGGTCTTGACTCCAATAGCATCGAGGAGCTAAAGGTGACCAAGAACAGCGGAGATAAAATTAAGCTGGCTCTCAAGAAGCTAAAAGAGCTGGAGGAGAAGGCTAAGAATGCTACTAACACCAACCAGAGCGAGGAGTTCTTAAAGAAGATGGCAGAAGCTCAGGCTAAGTATGATGACCTAGTTAGTAAGGCAGAAGCAGACAAGCAGCTTATTGAGCAGCGATATGTCAGTAAGATGAAGTCACTATGGGAACAGACACAGCTAAATGGCATCCAGTGGAACGATCAAATTCCAGAGGCAGCCAGAGTGCCAGCTTATCAGGCAGTCCTTGAGCGTAAGTTGGCTCAGCTTGATGGGCAAATTATCTACGATGCAGAGCGTAATAATGCTCGCCTGGTGAATGCCAAAGACCCATCACTCCCACTTGTACATAATGGAAGAGAGTTTTCATATTCTGACCTTTCTGCATTAGTTTTGCAGGAGAATAAGCTACTTAAAGAACAGGGATCAGGTGGCTCTAACCCTGGGCAATATGTAGCAGGCACACCCAACTTTCCGGCTGCCCCAGTGGTTAGCCAAGGCACACAAATTCCGCAACAGGTTCGCTCTGCTTTAGCGCAAATTGAATCAATTGCTCAGAAAATGCATTAATCTCATTTACTAAAATGTCATTATCAACAGCTAATGTCTGCCCAGCGATTCTTACTTCGCTGTCTGACAATCTAATAAATAACCCACAAAATGTGGGCATCATGGGCGGTACACTTGCTGCCCTTACCGATCCTTCAAATCTGCGTGCTGGTCAAATCATTCGCCAGGCAAATGACAATGGAACTGGACACACTCGTGAAGTGCGTGTAGTTTACAAGCAGCGTCAACTTGCCTCCGATGTGGTTGATACCAAGTCATGCGAAGCTGGCCCTCAGATGAACTACATCGAGGAAACACTTCAGATTAACAACTTCAAGCAGGTGTCCTTTACTATGACTGAAGCCCAATTAAGGGCATACTGTTCCGCGTATAGTGATCTAATTTCAATCACGGGCGCAAATAGTCCGGGGATGATTGCGGAACGGGCAGCTGGTATTGGTGCTGCTCAGGGTGCGCTCTCAGTTGTGCGTGAGCTTTACAATGACATCCAGCTTTCTACCAATGCCCTGATTCAAGCGGTTAATGAAGACCTGCTTACTCAGATTCAGGCTGCTGCTGGTAATTGGTATGGTGGAACTACAAACCCATCTTACACTGTCGAAAATCCTGATGGCTCTGTATATGCTGCTGGTCTGTTTCAGATGAAGCAAAGCTACATGAACACTGGATTTAACGGTGCGCCTATCATCATCGGTGGTGCAGGTGCGCTTCAGCGTGTATGGATGAACGATAGCCGTTACTTCGGTCAGGGTGCTAATGGTATCAACTTCGCTACTGTTCGTGATAATACCGGACTTGCTGAGTTCTACTTCGATCCTAATGCTAACACTGTTCTCGGTTCTGAAGATTCAGCCATCGTGTTTGCTCCAGGTTCAATCGTGTTCACTCCGTTCCTTGAGTATGTTGGTCAGTTTGGCAACATCGGCACAATGACTCGTTTCACTGCACCACTTCCTGGTCTTGAGCGTGTATCAGCAGATTTTCGCATATTGCCAAGCGAATGCACCGAGGAGTATAATGTATTTATCTCTATGGCGTATGATTCATTCTCACCGAATGATGGCATGTTCCCTGCCGGAGATGTAAACGAAGGTGTAAACGGTGTATTCACTGCTGATTTCGTAACTGCTGCTCCTTAATTGAAACTAAGGACAAAAAAAAGAGGGAGGCTAAAAACCTCCCTTTTTTCATGCTTATTGTTCAACAATTACCATTTTAACAATTATCCTCAAAGGTAAGATGTTTATGAGCTATTAAGTCCTTATACTGGGCTGAGCATTGAACTAAAATCAGCTCTCTTCCTCGCTTCTTATGCCACTTGCCATTCTCTGCGAGCCAGTTCAGTGCCTCATCCTTGGAATTGAAGATGCCTATGTATGGCTCTTGCCTACCACTGATTTCACTGATTACATCAAAGCGATACTTATAATTAAATTCCATTGCCTATCTGATGCTAAGTGATAAATTCTCCTTTAGCTGCGCTCCGGGTACTTCTGCGCCATCCTTAATGGCCTGGCTGATGGTGGACTTACTGACCTCCTTCTTGATCACCCAGAACTCAGCAGGCAGGACAGTTTCATCCAGTACCTCTACTGACTGACTTTTGCGAGTGCTGAGCTTAGCAAGTGGAGTCTCATACCTTCTAATGCCTTTAGCATCTTCTTCTGTGAAGACCATCAGAGCAGCCAATAGTGACTCTCGCAGGCGTAGCACGGTGTTCTCCTTGGCCTTCTTGAGTGCTTGTATGCGCTTAATCTCAGCAGCAGCTTGTTCAGCCTCTGACTCCAGCTTTAGGATGAATTTAGCATAGGCTTCAGCCTTGTACTGGAAGTTCTCCCTCCTGATCGCAAGCTCCTCCATGATCTCATCATTGACCTCGCCTCCGTTCTCCTCCATCAATGCGATGAAGGAGAGTTCGTCTTGTGTTAATTGCCAAAGTGTAGCCATGACTTAGAAAGGAATTTCATCAAAGTCATCAACCTGAGCAGCCACTTGCTGCTGATGCTGGGCATATAGCATCTCCTGCTGCTGAGCCGGAGTAGGAGTTGCCACTGCCGGAGCAGGTGCAATTGGTGTTTTCATCATTGCCTGGTATTCCTTGCTTCCAGTGATCATCTCCTGAAGAAAGGTCGGCAATGTCTCAAATTTAGTGCGGTCAAATTCAAGCACAGAGAACTCCATGCTTGGATTGTGCTGTGGTGGGCAGGTCATGCCCTTCATCATTGGCAGGACAGCAGCAATACGCTCATAGACCTTCTCTGGGTTAGCCTTGGATGGCTGATGGATTAGGTTGATCATACAAGGCTGACCGATGAGTTTAGCCAGGTCAAAGGCTTTTGCTTCTTCTTCGGTTAGTGCCTTACCTCTCCATGCATTGAGCATAGCTCTGAGGTTTGACTTCTCATTTAGGCTGAGTGAATCTTACAAGATCCACTACTTTCTCCTCTCCCATGTACTTCTGAACTACATGACCGAGGTGAATAACTGAGTAACATCTGGCTACATAAGTGCCAGCTGGGATAAGCTCTCTCTGAGTGCTTTCTCCGGTGCTTTTAGCGATAATTGCCATTGGCTTAGATTATTATAGTTAAACAAAAATTAAAGTGCGTAGATGATGGAGCAGATTGCCCAGACTGCGAGAAGTTTTGCGAAAAGGATAACCTGATCCTTTATGGGCATTTGAGGGTGATTCATATCCATAATTAAAAATGGGAGGGTTTCCCCTCCCGGTTAGGTTTTACTTTTGAGGATATTTTTCAAGATACTCTTGAACGGTGGTTTTAAAACCAACCTTATACAGATCATTATTCAATGGATTATTTCTGCTAATGCAAATGAACTCTGAACCGATAATATAAATATTATCTCCTTTGCCATTGTTAAAAGCTAAGTCAATTGTAGGCCATGTTTGAGGAAACCCAACTGAATTAATCATTGAAATTTGCTCTGCAGTAAAATTTTGTGCTGTTGTCATGTCTGTAATTGTTTATTGGTAAATGTTGAGACAAAGGTAAGCACAGATTTTATATCTGCAAATTATCTGCAAAAATATTTTACATTTTTTTTAGATTTTTTTTCGAATCAGCCTCCCATACTTCAGGAGGGCATAATTGTGCTTAGTATCCACTACCATTAACTGCCCATTGTGATCCTCCAGGTTCATCCGGTGGCACACCTTTTTAAAGTGTTCGGTAGTCAGTCCATGCTTAATACAGAAGGCATCCAGGCTAAGCCTCTGCTTGTGCCTCCGTGTGCCGCAGTGTTGAAGGATGTCAGCAACCATAGCCAGATTCCACTCATCCACCTTTACCCAGGGATTCTTATAGCCATCCACCTTCTGGGTGTGGAACAGTCGTTTATACCTAGTAAAGCGGTGCTGTGGAAGTTTATACTTCCGGCAGAAGTCAGAAATTTTAAGTAAGTCCATCCTTTTGGTTTAGGTTTGCAAAAGTAACTGCAAAACTATTATGGCAGGAATAATATTTGAAATGGAATTGCCTGAGATAATTAAGCCAAACCCACACTTTAAAAAATATGTAGGCACTGAGGACAACTTCCAGAAGGCAGTTGCCAAGTACCTGGACACAATCGGATCATTCTGGTTTCATTGCCCTAATGGAGGCAGTAGAAATGCCATAGAAGCAAGCAAGCTAAAAGGTATGGGAGTAAAGGCAGGCATTCCAGACTGTCTTATTATGGATCAGCGTAAAGGTTACTCTGGTCTGGCTATTGAGCTTAAAGTAGGCTACAATAAACCATCAGAGCATCAGTTGTCAATTTTTGACAAGTTAGTTGCTGCTGGCTGGTTAGTCTGTGTGTCCTGGTCATTGGATGAGGTTATAACTATGATTGATTACTACTATGAAGATAAATGACAAAGGATTCTGGGAGAATCCAAACAAGGAG